TTCGTTTGTGCAGATATGTAACTGCAAGAATGGAAGTGGTCATTGTGAAAATAATAAGCAGAGATAGTTGGGGAGCTAAACCTAACAAGACAAAGTTTAGTAAACTAGGAGAAGTAAAAGGTTTAGTGGTGCATTGGTCTGCTTATCCTATAGCTATAGGTAACCAAGCAGAGATAGACCAATGTAAGAAGATACAAAGACTACATCAAGAAGATAGAGGTTGGAATGATGTAGCATATAACTTTTTAGTAGGAGATACAGGACAGATTTATGAAGGTAGAGGATTTGGAAACAGAAGTGCAGCACAAGGTGGTAACAGTAGGCAAGAGATTAATTACAATAACAAGCATTATGTTGCTGTGTGTTGGCTTGGTGGCTCAAAACCTGCCGACCAACCTTCTGCTGAAGCTCGTGCAGCCATTTCTTGGCTCTACGAACAAGTAGGTGGTGAGCTTAGACCTCATAGTTCTTTCAAACAAACTGATTGTCCAGGAGATGCTTGGCGACAATGGATTATAGAGAAAAAAACAGCAACTATAGATGAACTAAAGAAAGCTACAAACATAACTGCTGAAGATTTATCAAATGCAAGTGGTCCAGAGATGGTACACCCACAGTTTATTCAAAAGAAGTTAGACATAATTATTGCTAAACTAGAGAATATAGAAACCAAATTAAAGTTAGGAAGATTAATACAATGAGTGATGAATTAAAAGATATGTTAGAGAGAGCCTTATGGACATTTATTGAGGCGTTTCTATCTGCTTTAGTCATAAGCCCAATGGCTGGTATTGAAGCTAACGCACTACAAATTGCAGCTATTGCAGGTGGTGGAGCAGCTTTATCAGTAATCAAAACATTTGCAAAGAAAAAAATTAGTTAATAGAAATAGTCTCATCTATTGTCTATACTAAGCCTTAACAGAAAGGCTGCGTATGACAGAAAAAAAAGACTTAGGAAATAATTACTTTCGTTCTGGTTGGCAACCATCAGCAGAGTTTGATGAGCAAACAGGACTAGGTGAAATCACACACATTGGAACTGACCCCAATTATAAATCTAAATTTGATGATATATTGCGTGAATGGGGGTTTGATCCTCGTTATTATGAGATAGATGGTAAGGTCAAAGCATCATCTTGGAACGCACAACTAAAAGGTGGACAAGTTGAAACCTTTTATGCGTTTAAAGGTGTTGTTAGAAAAAAACATCCTGCTCGTGATGAGTGGTTTAAAGTCTTATTAAAAGAAGTATCAAAGAAAAAACCTCTTAAAAAGAAAAACATTACTAGCAAACAGGCGTTCATATGGTGTATGAGTGATTGGCAACTAGGAAAAGATGACTATGGAGTAGAAAATACCCTTAAACGCTACGATTTGGCACTTCAGAGAGGAGTAGAGCAGGTTAAGGCACTAGGTGGCGTAGATGAAATTTATTTGCTTTCTATGGGCGATTTAACAGAAGGTTGTTATGGATTTTACGACTCACAACCCTTTAATATATCTCTCACACTCCAACAGCAGTATCATCTAGCAAGAAAACTAATTATGAAAACTGTTGATACATTTTTACCATATGCAAACAAGATAACTTTGTCTGGAGTACCTGCTAATCACGGAGAAATGTCAAGAAGTGGTAAAGGACAGGTTGTTACCAACAGATTAGATAACTCTGACACTATGCACATAGAGATTTGTGGTGAGATTATGGAACAAAACCCACGATATAAGAAAGTATCTGTATCTATACCAGAAGGTTTTCATCACACACTAGAAATTAAAGGACAGACACTAGCTTTTAGCCACGGACATATGCACTCTGGTGGATCAGGACCAGAAGGTAAGATAATGAAGTGGTGGCAAGGACAAATGTTTGGTCATTTACCAGCAGGAGAAGCTGACATATTAGTTACAGGACACTTTCATCACCCTCGTTTGATGCAACAAGGAGATAGAACTTGGTTTCAATGTCCTAGTATTGATGCAAGTACAGACTTTACTGCACGAACAGGTATGTGGAGTAAACCTGGTGTGTTATGTTTTACAGTTAATAAAGATGGTTGGGATAACTATAAGATAGTTTAGACACCACAATATCCCTCACATTCATCATCAAATAAACTACCTTGATACTTGTCAGATGATACTTCATCAAAACTTGCATCTTTCAAAGGTATTCTTTCTTTATATAAAAACAATTCACTATCTAATTTATTTACAAATTGGCTTTGTGATCCTTGTTCTCTTAACTTGTTATCAAAATTTACTGCGTACTCAAACTCTTGTGGGCTTTCATCTTTTAACTTCTTCCACTCGTGTTGGCTATGATAAGGACATATGATACAAGCTGATCGTGGTGGTTGTGGCATACCTAACTTAACAAAGTATTCCAGGCATTGATGTCTTGATATGTTGTTTTCTACTAATGGATAGCAATTTACTTGCCATTTGTTAGGTGGGTACTTTGCTCTTTGGATCTCATCAGATGATATACCCATTACAATTTCAACTACCTTACCACGAAGTGTTTTAGTGTCAAGAATTTCTCGTATTTTCTCTGCAATAGGTCTAATTTTATAGCGATCAGTACAAGTTCTAAGCGTTATTCCTTTTTTATCTGTTTCTTTATTGATTGTATAAACTGGAATACTTGCAAAAAACCCTACTTCAGTTAGCAAATCTTCAGCTATGTTGCCTGTGTTCCTTTCGTTTCTTACTATCTCTATCTTTATTTTGTCTGATACTTTCTCTTTTAGATACTCAAACCAATCATATACTTCTTGTGGTTCATTACCTGTGTCTGCAAATATAGCAAAATCTACAGGTGCTATCTCACCATTGTATATTTTCATAAGTAAGGTGCTTGATTGCACACCAGCACCAAGAGATAAAATGCGTAGATCAGGTTTTTTATCTAATATCTTTTCATCTGCTAAACGCATTTCTTTTAAATACATTTATACTAAATCCTCTATCTCGTGTGCCATACAACCTACACATCTACCATCAAAATTTAATGTTGTTTGTGGTGGCTCACCACATTCTATACACATTATTCTTCCTCTTGTGATGTGAGTATCTGTATGTTAGGAAGTATTGCAAGTAGTTGTAGTTGTCCACTAGGTAACAAAATACTTTTACCCATAAACAAAGGCACTTCCTTTTCGTTTCTTCTATTTAATAATTCTGCAATCAACATACCTTCTGTTGCTTTGCTTAACATTACATCAATCATTCTTTCTCCTTATCTACAATTACTAACTTCTTAGCAGTTGTTTTACCTTCTTGAAACGCTTTCATATGTATTTGTGCTTCGTTATATGTATAACCTTCTCTTAAACAATTCCATAATTGTTGTATTATTTCTATTTTATCTTGATCATTCATTCGTGTATCTTTGCATTTCCTTCATACAGAAATCCTACTACTTTTGGTATAACATTGTTAGCATCAAACTCTGTTGTTTCAGGCATAGGCATCTCTGTCCATTGAAAGTCATAGTTTTTACGCACTAGATTATGTATGTTCCAAGTCATAATCTTTCCATTGTATTCTGTAAGATAAATAAATTTCTTTGTTTTCTCTACTGATTTAACAATGTTTTTTTCAAATTTAGATTTCTCTATAATCCAACTACTATATTCTTTATCTCTTGATTTTATTTCTACAATGTAGTTATCGCCCTCTGCATCACAAGAACAAAACTGATCCTCGCACTCAACTAAGTTTAAGTCAGGATATAACTTATTTAATTTGTCTACAATCTCTGTCTGTGTCATTCTTCCTCACACGAACATATAGTTGTTTGCTTTACCATATCTACCATACTTGAATAGCACCACACACAAAATGCAATAGGGGTAATTCCAAAGTTACCTTGTATATCTCCTGCATCTAAATCTATTTCAGATTCACAAATACTGCATTTAGTTGCAAGTATCATTCTTCTTCTCCTATCTCATTTTCCCAACAAGAATTACATACACTATGGTCATCATCTTGTTGTGTGATTTCTTTTGTACAGAAAATACAATTACCAGAAAATGGTTTTGCAACTACATTACCTTTATCAATTTGATTATCCCAATAATCACTCAATCCATTACTTAACTTGGTCATCAACTTTCCTTATCATTTCCCTACACAATATGCAGTAGTTATCTTTGATATAACTAGGCATACCATATATATCATATTCGCCTACACCACAACTCTTGCAGTTCAAAACAAATAATCCTGTTCTTCTTTTTTGTTTGTTCCTAAATACTTATGGCATACTCTTGTGTTTTTACTGTTAGGATTTAAGTTATCATCAATAACTTTGTATTGTTCTGCACAATAAATTCTGCCCTGTTGGTCGTAGTATGTCATCTTGCTAATAGGACAATCAAATGTTCTTTTGCACTTTGTATCTTCTTGACTTGCATAAAATTTAATCTGTTCATCTGTAAGTTCATACTTACCTTTTATTTTTTCAAGCCAAGCTGGTGCTTGTATTTTTTCTACCACTCAATTACTTCTCCACAACCCTGATTACTACCATAATTAGAGCAAACAAGTGTAGGTATTTTACCAAACTTAGCTGGATCACTAGCTTTCTTCTCGCTATTGTCCTCTACCCACTCACTTGACTTACAGTTATCACAAGTTATCTTATCGTTATCTTCTTTCACTACTACTTCCTTTACTTCTGCACTTATACCTGCATCTTCTAATGTATCTACAATATCTTTGTTGTTTATCTCAACTTCAAAATAAGCAAAGAACATTTCTTGTTGTTCATTTGTCCATTTCTCTACATCAGAATCAGCACCTTGTTCTACTGTCTGTTGATAAGCAGTTTTTTTAGCGTTAGATTTTTTGTCTGCACTTTCGCTAAAGGTTTCTATAAATACATTTAAGGTATCAGCAACTTTCTGTTCTGCACCTATATCTTCTGCAAACTTCTTGCTACTTTCAGCAGTAGTCTTAGCTACACTTACAACTTCTTGTTCCTCTACACCTGCGTAATGTTCTTCTTCTGTTACGCCACCTGTCCAGAGTTCAAGTCCAATACCAAATCGCATACAACATCTCTTGATACCATCACTAACTGCTAGTTTTAATACTTCGCTTTCAGTTATGTTTCTTGATATAGCGTGTGTATCTACATCACCAATTTCTTCTACAACGCCTAAACCCTCAATTTCTAATCTACAAACTGCACCTACAACTGCGTTGTCTTTATCTCTAATAACTTCTTTAATAAGAAAGTTGTATTGTCCACCTACAACATCAACTAATCTTTGCGTGTATAAGTGGTGTGGTACATACGATCCAAACTTTCCCTTTGGTGCTTGTTTAACAACATCTTTTGGAAAGTTCTTTGTTAATTTTTTAATTGTTTCTTTATTCATTTTTCTCCTGTTCTGTGTGCCTACATTGTAGTTGTTTTATAAGACAATTTCTACTATCATAAAAGAAAACGATATGTGATTATTCATAATTGTTTCCTTTCTGGAATAGCAGACTAGCGATAGTCTGCTATTTTATTTTTGCTAGTTTTCTATTGCACTCATTACTTTTGCAATAACTTCTACCAACTGTTCTAAGTTTGTGGCTATGTGTATCAAATTCTTTCATTATCCAACAACCACAACCCCAATCTACACTTTCATCTATTCTCATTATTCTTCTTCCCTGACTTCTGCTATTGAAAACACTTGCATATTTAATGACTTGTGTATGTGATCTAACATCTCTTGTGTATGTTCAATAGCTTTATCTTCTGTATCTGTTGTAACATACTTTGTACCTACAACATTAACTCTATACTTTTTCATTACTTCCCTTTCTATCCTAAATATTTAGCTTTTTCTTCTTCATCTAAGCTATCTATATATTCTTGTTCGCATACATCACAACAATAACCATCTAAAATTATGTCGTTTTCTTCATCAAGTATTTCAGCAGGATAGCGATTAACAAATCTACCACTACCAAAACTTGTATCTTGCCTACAATGTACGCATTGATTACCAATATCTAAATATAAAATTACCATTACTTCCCTTTCACTATATTGTGGATCATCTGCCTACTAACTCCAACTATGCTTGAAAGTTTTATAGCTGAATATCCACACTCATTATATAAATTGTTAATTGCTTGGTTTCTTACTTCCAAATACTTGTTGTTAAGTATTTCTAAATTAACCAATTCATATAGACTTTCTCTTAATGCGTGTAAATAAACTTCTTCTTGTTGTTTATCTACATTGTCGCTTATGTTATCTCTTGCTTGTGTCAAGAGATCGTTCATATTATCTTCCATTGTTATCCTTAATAAATATTTCAATATCTTCTTGTAAATCTGTTGTTAATGACAACTGATCATTATTATCTTGTGCTTTAGATATATCTAAAACTTTTTGTAATAAGTTTATTATTTCTTCCATTGTTTACCTTTCTAATATACTCTTATACTTTCATATATGTTGTAACCAAATATATCGTTCTTTTTTATAGCTTTATCCCAATCTTTACTACTCATATCTTCAACTGATTTCTTGCTTTTAAAAATAATTACTTCATATAATTCTGCTATCCACTCTAAACTTAACCAACTTTCTACATTGTCTAAATCTTCTTCAGCAAAATCATTATTAACATAATTATTTGCATACAACTCTATTATTTCATCTTTAGTCATACATACCCAATCATTAAAATTTGTACCTTGATTACAAATAATTGCATAAGTAGGTTTAAATAACTTAATTAACTTTTTCATTTCTTCCCTATTATTTCTGTTCTAACACTTCGTAATTACAATCGCCACATCTCTGACTATCATCTATTACTTCGTGTATGTCATTGTTATTAATATTCATAACAACATCTTCTACTACATTATCGCTACTGCACTTGACACAATACCAATTCATATCTTCCCTATTCTTTCTGCTTATAGCTTATAAAAAGCTATCAGCTTTTTTAACTACTACCACATAGCTTTCGTTAAATGTTTGTTGATCTACAATCTCTAATCTATTACCCTCTATAAAATGCAACACTTCTTTAGTGCTACGAAAAGGTCTAAGAGTATTGTTGTAATTAACAAATATATACCTACAATCTAGTGGTAACTCAATCTTCTGTTTTAATACCATAATCTTAGTATAACTAACTTTACAATGTATGCAACTGTATTTGACATTAGAAAAATTCTCTTTGTGTTTCATTAATAACTTCTACTAATTCAATTAATCTTTCATTAG